TGTATAGGCTCAATCTTACTTCGGTGCTAGACCTTGGCTGCGGAATGGGTGAGTATTCTAGAATCTTGCAGCTTAATAAGTTCTATGTGGAAGCATACGATGGCAACCCGCATACTCCACAGCTCACCCAAGGACTAGGTAAGGTAATTGACCTTAGTAAGTACATTGACTTTGATGAAGGCTTTGACTGTGTAATGAGTCTGGAAGTAGGCGAGCATATACCGGAAGAGTTTGAGCAGACTTTCTTAGACAACATATGCCGACATTGCTACTATGATGGACTAATAATTCTCAGCTGGGCCATACCAGGGCAACCGGGAGACGGTCATGTAAACTGTAAGCCTAATAGCTACATTATTGACCAGATGGCAGCAAGAGATTGGCAATACAGTCAGAGGCTAAGTAAACAGCTCCGGTTGGCTGCTCATTTACCGTGGTTTAAAAATACTTTGATGGTATTCCAAAAGTAGATTTATTTGCAAAAAATATTTGAAAAAATGGAAGAAACAAAGACATACACCGAAGAGGAGTACAATAAACTCAGGGAGAAGTACTTCTTACTAAAGTCTAGATCAGACTCTCACCGGAAAGCAAGAGACTACCATAAGGAGCTAGTGGCTAAGATGCGCATTGAGTTGAGCAATTACCGTAGAATGTCAGGAACTAACTCTGAAGCCATAAACAGGATAACTGCTGAACTTGAGCTGCTGGATCACAAGGCTAAATTCTGGAAGACATTATCAATCTTTTTGTCTGTTATTACTGCTGCCTTTGCTGCTCTCTTCTACTTAGAGATTAACTCATGAGAGACTTCACTAAGTTCACTTGCTTTGTAAGAGGAGTCCTTGAGACTGGCTATGTCATCAAGCACTCAGATAAGAAGCTCCGGCAGGATGTTAAGCTCCACTTTAATAGGTTGCTCCATGAGGCTACTCAGTTCGAGAAGTTTTTAAAGGTTCAGCTAGGTCCAGATATGGCAGAGGCAGAGGATAGCATCAACTCTGCCATTGTAGACCTAGTCTGGCAAATCTTTGACATGTCAGATGACCAGATTGAAAAATTTTTTGATCATGTTAATGCTTTTGAAGAAAAAAAGTAGTTAGTTTGCATTGCCGAAAGGCCCGGATTACGACCCCGGTATAATAGAAGCAAATGAAAAATATTAAAGCCCCATTCGGTAAGTACCTGTCAGCCTATGTTTCGGCTGGTCGTAGCAGGGAAAGCCGGATGGGGTTTTTGTTTTTATGAATATCACAACAACATTTAATGTAAAAAATCTGAAACACAAGTATTCATTTGAAATGGAGTATTTTCATGATGATGACATGTATGAAGTTAGAATGATGGAGTATAGGAATGGTCATTGGATTATCAAACAATCAATGGAACTTGTTAAGGTTGAGGCTAAAGAGCTTCAGTATTTTTTAGAACTTACTTTAGGTATTCAATAAACCATGAATGGCTATCAATTAACAGATGCCTGGTTTGAGTTTAGATTCCAGCATCCGGATAAAGTTTCGCATTCTCACACTGAGCTTTATTTCTACTTGGTTTACCATTGGAACAAGTTAAGCCAAAAGGAAAAATTTGGCTTACCATCTGCCATAACGATGGAGGCAACTGGAATAAGGAACTATAAAACTTATTCCAAATGCCTTAAAGATTTAGTGGAATTTGGTTTCATAAGGATAGTTCAAGAAGCAATTAATCAGCATCAAGCTGTGGTAGTTGCTTGGGGCAAAAATACCAAAGCAGATACTGAAGCACTGACCGAGGCAGTGACTAAGGCACAGCACGAAGCACTGCCCCATATAGTAGAACTAAGTAACTTAGTAACTAATCAACATAAGAAAGAGCGTAAGCAATTTATTCCTCCAACCTATGAGCAAGTAGAAGCCTTCTTTCTTGAAAACAATGAGAGCCTAAATAATCTACCAAGGTGCTACCATCACTATGCAGATGCTAATTGGACTAACTCAAGAGGCAAGAAGGTTGTCAATTGGAAGCAGACCATAAAAACTAATTGGTTCAATAAAAACAATAATGTGACAAACCAAGAAGTTCCGGCCCAATCATCACCTGGTACTAACAGAAGATTTCACGAGTCATTTAAACCAAATCAATAAACACTATGACATTTGAAAATGAAGAGCTGGAAATGCAAGTGCTTTCCGCAATGATGATTTATGATGATGAGAGGCTAACAGCTTTCTCAATCATGCCAAACCTAGATGTTTTTCAAATTGCCAAACATAAGGTAATAGCTCAGGCAATACAGGCGATGCAGGATGCCGGAGAGCCTGTAAGCCTAGAAACAACTGTGGCAACCTTAAAGAAGTCGGGCCTGATTAAAGAGGCCGGAGGAGTGCCTTATGTTGCCAAGATTTACAGTAGCCTTAAAAAGTTCGGTCATGTGGAAATCCATTGTCGAATTTTAATTGAACACTATTTAAAGGCAAAAGCCTACTTTGTCGCATCTGACCTATTTGCAGCTGCCAACTCTGAGGCTGGAGATATCTTTGACTTCATCACAAAAATTCAGCATCAACTGGATGGCCTACTTCATCAGCAAGTGAGCAAATCAGATGATAGTTTTACAAATCAGCTTGACATATCAGCCAAGATTTTTTTTAATACTGCCAATGGTCAAGTATCTGGCTACTCCACAGGCATAAAAGCACTAGATCATTTATGCGGAGGTCTTGTTGATGGAGAGCTTACTGTTGTCGGAGCTAGACCAGGGCAAGGGAAGTCTGCACTAGTGGTTTCCTTAATGAGAAACCTAGCCAAGCAAGGAGTTGGCTGTGGCCTTTTCAGTCTTGAGATGACAAAACACGAGCTTGTTCAGAGGTTAGCTTCACAGGAAAGCCAAGTGTTTGCCTTTAGAATTAAACAAGGAGACCTAAACCAATATGACCGGACTAGCCTTGCTGAGTCGATTAAGCGCATGAAAAGCTGGAATATCCGCATACATGATGAAGGAAATCTCAATATCAGTAACATAAAGGCAAAAGCCACCATCTGGAAGAATAAGTTTGGCATTAAGGTCATATTCATCGATTACATAGGCTTGATTAACTCAGTCAATCCAAAGGAGACCAACCGAGTGAATGTAGTTTCAGAAATTAGCCGAGGGCTTAAGTTGCTTGCCAAAGATTTGCAGATGCCAATTGTAGCACTTAGCCAACTTAGCCGGAGAGTTGAAGAGCGGAGTGATAAAATGCCGATTATGTCTGACCTTAGAGAGTCTGGATCAGTTGAGCAGGATGCAGATGTAATCTGGATGATGATGAGGCCAGAATATTACTTTGAAAAGTCATCAACTTTTAAAATTAATGGACAAGAATTGTCCAATGAAGGCCTTTGCCTAATTGACCAGGTTAAGATGCGCTCCGGTAGCACAGGAATTATACCTTTGCGTTTCGATGCTCCTCTAATGCGCATCAGAGACTATTATGAATGAAATCCATCTAAGCCAACTTGTAACACATTATGAAGGCACTAGCACCTTCTCCTATGATCTTATGTATTCAATAAAAGACAAACCACTTACTGCTCCCGAGTGCCGGGAGTATTTAGAGCGTAAAATTAAGCAGCTGGATAAGAAGCTTGAAGAAGGCAATGAAAAAAGCATGCGATACAGAGGCCACAAGAATCAGAGGCTGGTGTATAAGTCAATTCTTAATTACCTAACTTTGCATAAAATCCAATAAAGCTATGCCACTCAAGAAAGGATACTCGCCAGCTACAGTAAGTAAAAACATCAAGACAGAGATGAAGTCAGGCAAGCCTCAGAAGCAGGCAGTAGCCATTGCTCTTTCTGTGGCTAAGAAGGCCAAGAAAGCAGCTGGAAAGAAAAAGTAAGTGTATTAAATCAATGAAGGCAATTAGCCAGGTACAACAGCGACAAAACACCGATGCCAAAACCCGAGAATGTCATTAAGCATAAATGGAAGAAAGGTCAGTCAGGAAATCCAAACGGAAGACCTAAACTGCCTGACCTTAAAGAGTTATTGGCTAAGGTTTTAGGAACTGAAGATGAGGGCAAGTCAGGAGCAGAGGCAATTCTTAAAGCTATGGAGGCAAGGGCAAAGAGAGGAGATGTCAGAGCTGCTGAGCTTCTTCTTGACCGAGCCTATGGCAAGCCAAAGCAGGACATTGAGATGGCTGCCAGCATTAATACAGTCATTATGCCAAAATCACTAAAGCAACAGCAAGATGGCAGAGAAGAAGAAAGCAACAACGAGCAGTAAGACTACCTTTGGCAAGCGGAGAGAGGGCAAGCATGCCAAGTTTGGCAAGCCTAAGCAATCAAGGCAGAAGAAGTACAGAGGTCAGGGCAGATAATGTAAAGTAGTTAGCTATTAAAGTGTAAAATGGCAGATAAGAAGTTTAAGACCAAAGTAGGAGGCAAGACCGTTAAGTTCGGTGCTAAAGGATACTCAATTGCTCCTGGTACTGCCAAGGGAGATGCCTATTGTGCTAGGTCGGCTGGTATCAAGCCGTGCAAGAATCCCCCTTGTGCCAATGACCTAAGCCGTAAGGCTTGGGGCTGTGTTGGCAAGAAGTCAGTAAAGAGCAAGGCTACCAAGTTCAAGAGAGTCTGATGCCTCAGCTGGACTTGTCTAATCCTGACCTTTGGCAGCATAAGTACATTGATGCTGTGCTTGAGCCTAAGACCTACAACATCCTTTGGGGAGGGGCAGGGTCAGGCAAAAGCCAGACCATGATTCAGCTATTCCTGGCAGAAGTATGCAATCATCAGGCTAACCAGAATGAGACTTTCTTTGTCATCAGAAAGGTAGCTGCTACCATCCGTAACTCTGTGTTTGCCGACTTCAGAAATAAGATTAGTCAGTGGGGAATTGCTCAGATGGTCAAGGTTAAGACAGGTTACCTTGAGCTTCACTCCGGCAGCAATAAAATTGTCTTCCTAGGCTGCGATGACCCTGAGAAGCTAAAGTCTCTAAGTCAGGCCAAGTACATCTGGATAGAGGAGGCCACCGAGCTAACTCTGGATGACTTCACTCAGATAACCCTGCGACTTAGAGGTAAGTCTGAGCATCCTAAGAGGTTCTTCCTGACCTTTAACCCGGTCAGTGATAGCCACTGGATTAAGAAGCGGTTTTTCGATGATGTGCCAAAGCAGGAGCAAGACCAGGTACTCCGGTTGCATGGCACTTACAAGGATGCTTTGGATTTCCTAGATGAAAGCTATGTGAGCCGGATGGAGAGCCTGAGAGATGTCAGCCAGACTTACTATGAAGTCTATGCCTTGGGACAGTGGGGCATCTGGGATAGGGAGAGCCTATTTGCCACAAGCTTTGACTATTCTAAGCATGTCTATGATGGCTACATAAAAGCAAGCCCTAACCATGCTATCTACCTATCATTCGACTTTAATGTGACTAATACATGCGTAGTAAGTCAATATGTCAAAAGCTCTGAGCAAGGCGAGTACTATGCCACTATTAACATAATAAAGGTTTACAGAGTAGGTGACTTGTCGGCATTGTGCCAAACAATCAAGCAAGAGTTCCCAGACATGACCTACATAGTCAATGGTGATGCCTCTGGTGCTTCTCGCAATGCCTTCACTCAGGATAACATAAGCGCATACAGCTTGATTAAGAACTACCTTAACCTAACTGATATGCAGCTACAGGTTGCAAGGTCAAACCCTAGCCACATTGCCAGCCGATTGGTTACTATTTTGGTGCTTCAAAAGGCTAAAGTACTCATCAGCTCAAAGTACTGTTCAGACCTAATAACTGACCTTAAAGAGGCCAAGGTAGACAGGCAAGGAAGCCTAGATAAGTGGAAGAACAAGAACCCTGACAAGTCTCATGCTCTGGATGCCTTCCGCTATTTTATTTTCTCTAACTTTGCTGAAATAACCAGCAACTTCAATCTGGAAAAGTATGCGACCATGCTGCAGTAATTGTTACAAAGTATGTGAGCCATTGGCTGACTGTCCTGACTTCTTTAGCATTCAAGTGCCTCCGGGCTATGAAGGCTCTGAAATCATTGTTGAGTTTGTGAAGCCGGGAGTGGATGTGGTACTTAGTCAGATGCTGACCATTACCGAGGGCAACTATGTAGAGGTTGATCTTGAGCTAATACCGGAGGGCTACTTCAACCCTTGGGGAGGCAGCTATGAGCTGACCTTTATCTCTGAGATAGATGGCAAGCCTGTGACATTTACGGCATGCGATGGAAAGGAATATAGCACAGTATGCCTGACCTTTGCCAAGACCTACACCAACCTAGAGAGCAATGACCTAGTTCTTAATATATTTAACTGTTAAACCAATGCATAATGAATTTCATTCAAGTTGTGGAGGCAAGCGCAGAGGGTGCTGCATTATTGACCTCCCACATGATGAGCAGCCTAATGTGCTTATCTCTTTTAGCGATTTTGACAGCAGCTTTTACTTGCTTCTTGGACTTCTTGCTGGAAGACCATCCGATAGGCAAGAAGTACTTGAGCCTGATACAGAAGCTACCTGTCTGGATTGCGAAGCCATTGGGTGAATGCCCTTACTGCTCCGGTGCTTGGCAATGGCTAATAATCTCTAACCTTGTATGCGATTTTCAAATAAATTTATGTTTAATCTTTTTGGGCCTAAATCACCTAAGCCTACTCCTACTCTACCGACTACAGCAGAGCCTGCTAAAGTAGAAGATGGCAAGCCAAAGTATCAAGGCAATGCACCGAAGGATAGATACGATCAAATTGAGTACTGCTTTCAGAGCGGAGGGGTAAAGTACTTCAAGTTCTCGGCTGAAGTAAATGTGCCTTTTCAGAGGGCATGTGCTGCCAGAGATATATTCACCGAAGAGCTTTGGCAGATTAACCCTGACTACCTTAAAGGATGGAATAATGGGCTTATAAACCTATTGATGGACAAGAAGAAGAAGGATGAGAAGAAGCTCTATGAGATAGGCATACTGGCCTCTAGGCTAAAGGAGCAGATGGAGCTATCGGTAAGCTTCATCAGGCAGATTAAGCTGGCAACTGTGCTATACTTTGATGAGCATGAGAATCCACTTGATTACCAGTACCCATACAACAAGGCCAAGATGGAGCATTGGATGAAGCACAATGATGTTCCTGGTTTTTTTTTGAAGCTGCCGGATTACGCTTTTCTTCCCTCTTTGACAGAATACAGCACGAATTTCCCGACCTATTTGCAAGCGGAAAGTCTGGCAAGCCTAAACAACCTGAGACACATTATTGGGTTACAGTCACCAGACAATTTAGATCCAGATTTGAGGAAATCCTTAGAATCTCAAATGGAGATGCTTCAGCTGCTGAACGATTGGTCAAAAGGCCAATATACGAGTACTACTTAATCTATGACACTTGGCTCAAGGATCAAAAGAGAAGGAGAAGTAAATCTCAGTAACTATATTTGCGACAGATAAAAGGTGATTTCTTTGTTTTTCATGAGCTGAAAAAGCCTTCCACATTGGGGGGCTTTTTTTTATTTAACTTTGAGCCATGGCAATTTCAAGTAATGATATTAGAATCAGGTATGTCATTGACACATCTGAACTCAATAAGGCTCAATCTAGCTGGGATAAATTGACTAAGGAAGAGCAAGACGCTCTGAGTGCCTTAAAGAAGTTCAATACTGAGCTAGACAATACTGGCAAAGAGGCTGCCGATGCTGGCAAGAAGCTAGACAATGCATTTAGTAAGTCATCAGGAGGCATAAGTGATATGCTTAAGGGGCTTGGCCCATTAGGGCCAGCAATAGCCGGAGCTTTTAGTGTAGGTGCTGTAGTTGCCTTTGCCAAGTCAGTAATTGATGTCACTTCTAACTTTGAGCGGCTAGAGGCGGTACTTAAAAATACTTTGGGAGGAGGCGCGCCAGCCTATCAAGCATTGGAAAACATCAAGGAGTTTGCTAAGACAACTCCATTTTCGGTGCAAGAGCTGACCGATAGCTTTGTTAAGTTAGCTAACCAGGGATTCACTCCTAACATTGACCAGATGCGCAAGCTTGGAGACTTAGCTTCAAGTACGGGCAAGAACTTTGACCAATTGGCTGAGGCTATTATTGATGCTCAGGTTGGTGAGTTTGAAAGGCTAAAGGAGTTTGGAGTTAGAGCTAGCAAGCAAGGTGACATGGTTACCTTTAGCTTCAAGGGTGTAGAAACACAGACTAAGTTTACAAATGAGGCAATCCGCGAGTATATAACTAGCCTTGGAGACTACAACGGAGTAGCTGGATCATCTGAGGCCATTAGTCAAACCTTAGGAGGTCAGATTAACAACCTTGGTGATGCTTGGGATAGCTTCCTTAATTCCATTGGCACTATGCTTGGGCCAATTCTTAAAGAAGCTTTGAATGTCACAACCAACTTCATGAATGACATCAATAAGCTCTTTAAGCTTGTTGGCAATGATGTAGATGATTTTAAAGATAGAGAAACAAATGCCTTTAAAAATGTATCAAACAAAAGCTCACAGTACACAGATGCCGAACTGGAGAATAGAAGAAAGTATACACAGGAAAGAATTAAACAATTACAAGCTCAGATTAAAGCCGAAGAGGATGCTGCCGAGGGAACTAGGAAAAGATTTGGCCTTATTACTGGATCAATAATAAACTTTGCCTCAAAAACTGGTAAAAAATTACTTTATGGAGATCAGTTGAAATCTTTAAAGGAAGACCTAGCAGTCGCACAAGGAATGCTAACTGGCTATACTCAAGAAGAAAAGCTAAGGGCTGATAATGCGAACAAAACACAGAAACAAATAGCAGCAGGTCAGGCTGCATCTGCAAAGGCTGCTGAAGAATTAGCTAAGAAGAATAAGAAAGCTGCTGATGATGCAGCTAAGGCAGCAGCAGAGGCATTGAGAGCAGAGAAGGAGCGATACCAGCAGCAACTTAATCAATTGCAACTGGATAAAGAGATAGAGAGTTTATCAGCTGAGTTAAGAGGCAGTCCAGAGGGCAAGTTGGCAGCAGAGCAACGCTATCAGGAAGGAGTTTACCAGCTTAAACTAAAGTACCAGAATAAGGGCATAGGAATTAGCGAAAAGGAGGTAGAGGTTGCCAAACTAACTGCGGAAAGGTCTTTAAAAGCATACGAAGATGCCTATGAGAAGCTAAAACTTAAGCCTTTGGATGCGGTAAAGAAGTTCCAGAATGAGGTTGCAGACTCTCAGAAGAAGGCTGAGGAGAAAATGTACCAGGATAGGCTCGCACAGATGAAGAAGTGGCAAGCAGATTATGAGGAAGGACTCAAGAAGGAAGCCGAGGCGAGAGAAAAAGCCGAAAAAGATAAGCAGGATAAGATACAAGCTACATCTACACTATCTCAGACCTTAGTAAATGGAGGATTTAATCTCTATCAGGCCAACATTCAGCGTGAAATGGAGTCACTAAACAAGCGATATGCTGAGGAGGTTAGGCTAGCCGGAGGCAATCAACAGAAGATTGATGAACTTAATGCGCAAAAGGCTGAGAAAGAAAAGGAATTAAAAGAGAAGGCATGGAAGGCTGAAAGAACAGCAGCAGTGGCAAGGGTAATCTTTGAGACTGCCTCATTAGTGGCTAAGTGGGCGAGCAATCCAGTAACTGCTGGTCTTGCTGCACTGACTTTAGCCAACCAAGCTGCTCAGATAGGCTTTATTTTTGCTCAGAAGATGCCAGAGTTTGCTGAAGGTACTAAGGGCAAGCCATTTGAAGGAGGCATGGCTATGGTGGGAGAGCGAGGAGTAGAGAAGGTTGTCACCAAGTCGGGCAAGGTTTACTTCACACCAGACAAGGCCAGCCTGGTTAATCTACCGGAAGGATCTCAGGTAGTGCCAAATCACATGCTAACTACTCAAGAGCGGTTCTTAGCCGGGCAATTACTCTCTGGTAGGTCATCATCTGCAAATCCAATGGCAGGGCAACTAAGTGAGATAGGCAACATCTTAAAGAATCTGCCTATAACTCAGCTCAACATGGATGAGAAAGGATTTGAGAAGTTCATCAGGACTCCTCGAAGGACAACTAAAGTACTCAACAATCGGTTCAGAAGTTCACAATTGGTGTAACATTTGGTTTAGAGTTAGATTAGAGTAAAAGAGTCTCTGATATTCAGAGGCTTTTTTTTATGCTAAATTTGGGGCATGGCAAATTGGAAGTTTTACTTAGATGGTAACCAGGTTGAAGAGCCTATTGGCTGGGATGGCATTGAATTCACAGCTATCCGCATGGAGAGTCACGGCATTGATCAACCATTCAGCACCGAAGTTAAGTTTTATGCCGAGGGTGCTAAGTATATCAAAAGCATCTATGACCAGTACTTCATTAATCAACCTATTGCCATTCAGATTGTCTCTAATGTTGGCTACAATGGAAGCCCTTATCAATTCGATGGATTTCTAAACCTAGCCATCTATCAGGAGCATAATGTCTGCGATACTGACACATTTGAGATAACCGTAGGTATCATTGATGATGACTTCAGAGAGAAGTTCAAGGCTCGGCAAGATGTGGAGATAAACCTAAATAATGATAAAGACCTTGATGGTGCTGCAATTGACCCATTAACTTTTAAGAACATAAGGCTGCATCGGCAGGAATTGTATTTGTCTGGATCAGCTAAGAACTTTTCCGGCTCAACCAACACAATAAACTGGTATGATGCTGTTCTTGTGCCTACCTATTGGCAGAACTCTGACTTTACAGACCAATACGGCAGCAACTTTAACACAACTCAGGCAACAATTAACTGGAATGCAGGGCAATGGGGAGATAGCCCTATATTTAAAAACAACGGAGGCTACTCAAGGACTTTCAATGCCACTTATAACCTAGACTTTACGGTTACCAATAACAATACCTTCAACTCAATTGATGTAAGGGCATACTTTGCCATCATAAATGGAAATACACTAACTCTGCCAATCTATTATGTTCTTCCAGTCACTGTACTAGCAGCTGGAGCAACTCAAACCTATAATCTATCCGGCACTTTATCCGGCATAGTTGTGCCAGTAGGTCATACAGTTAATTTTGGCATTGAGGCCAGCTATACAGGCAATCCAAATACTTCTGATGTCACAATTGATGACACCATGACTCTAAAGTGGGAGGAAATCAGTGCAGGAGATTTTGCAAGCCAATGCAATGTCTTGACTATTGAACAATGGCTAAGGAGGTGCATCTACATAATGACAGGTCAGGATAACATGCTGCTCTCTGATGCATTCAGCGAGGCTGATAATGGATGTTACTGGAATAATGCTCTGACTAATGGAGCTAGAATAAGAGGACTTGATCCTTTCTTTGGCTTTGCCCAATTGCCTACTTCATGGAAGCAGGTGTTTGATGGACTTGATAGAATATTCTGCCTTGGCTGGGCTTTTGAGTGGACAGGTACAGAGTGGAAGATTAGAGTTGAGCCTAGAGAGTACTTTTACCAAAACCTAATATCACAGACATTTACAAATGTCGGAGAGGTAGACCAATCAGCTAAGAGTGAGCTATTGGTTAATAATGTAACCCTTGGATTTACTGATAAGTGGAAAAACATTCAGCTCTCTGGAGTTTATGCAATTCATACAGACAGAAACTACTTCATAGCCAATAAGGCAATGGCTGAGAATAGCTCCGCAAAGCTTGACATCAGGAGCGATATAATAGCCGAGGGTTATTGCATTGAATTTAATCGGAGAGCATCAGTAATAACTACAGGAGGAGCTACTTCAGACCGACCTAATGACTATGATACCTTTATAATCTGGCTGACTAGGGCAGAGGTAACGCTGGAAAACATAGAAGGCACTTGCTTCAACTTGCCACAGGAAGTTGGCACAGTAACCTTTGCACCCGGTGAAATTAGCATGCCATCCAGCTTCATTACTTTCTCAAGTGGCATACTTGATAACCTATACAACATCTGGCATACACCTGCTCGGATAGCCTTCAGATGGTGGAAAGTGCTAGGCATGCACACCTATGGACTAGCAACTCCAGAGCTGCAATATCAAGTAGGCCAATATCAGACAGACTATTATAGTACAATTAATGATAGCATTGAGCCATGCCAGCAGTACCTTATTGATACTCCACTTTATGAGTATGTTAGCCCCGGGCCGGAGGAGTTGAGAGATGGCGAAAAAGAATACCTTTTTAAACCCATTGGCATTGAGTTTACTTATCCGCAAAGTCTTTGCGATTTCTTAACTTTGAGCCAAGATGAGCAATACCGGAAAGTAAGGCTCACATCTGGCAGCTTAGACATTCAAGGCTTTATTACAGAGGCCATGAATCAACCAGAAGATGCTTCCGGTGGTACTACTAAGTTCACTCTGCTAATGAGCGCACAGGATGCCTTAGCAGGTGGAGCATTCACAGAAGGCTTCGACACAGGCTACGATAATGGCTAACCAGACAAGGACACAACTAAGCATTGATTCAACTAC